TCGGCCTTTCTGTGCAGATGGCACCGCAGGGCGTGACCTCGATCCTCGATAGCTACCGCGAAAAGTGGTTCACCGATGGCGAGTAACGACGGCCTTGACGACCTCATGAAGGCGTTCGACCGGGCGAAGAAGGCACCGCGCGACCGTATCAACGCGGCTTTGCTGGCTTCGGCGAACGAACTCGCGGACGCTCAGCAACACCTTGCGCCGAAGGATACCCACGCGCTTGCGAACAGCATCACCGTGAGCGGACCCGGCCAGTCAACTCCCGCTTACTCCCAGCCGGGCGGCGGGCGCATCGCCGCTGAACATGAGGTGATCGTTACGGCGGGTAATTCCGAAGTCCGCTATCCGCATCTTGTCGAATACGGCACGTCCGACACCGAAGCGCAGCCGTATTTCTGGCCCGCTCTTCGCCTTCTCCGCAAGCGCCTTCAGCAGCGTATCGACCGCGCCGGACGGAAGGCCGTGCGTGACGCATGGAATAACAAGTCATGATCGAACCGACCCTTGCCTTACAGACCGCTATTCGTGCTCGCCTTATCGGCAAGCCGGAAGTGACCGCTCTTGTGCCTGCCGACCATATCCGTTCCGGCAGCACCCGGCCCGACAACATGCCGTGCATCATCATGAGCGACGGAAACACCGCCTTGCACGGCCATGACTATACCAGCCAGCGCACGGCGTGGGTTTATCTGGACCTTCATATCTGGACGCTGGACGCCGGGCAGGATGCCGCGAAGGAAATCGCAGGCACCGTGACCGCAGCCCTCGACAAGCGCAGCCTTGCTATCGAAGGCGGCTATTGCGACCATTTCCGCGTCACGTCTTCCCGGTTCCCGCGCGATCCGCAGCCGGAATATGGTCATGGCGTCCTTTCCATCGAAGCTCTCATTCGGTGGATCGTCTGATGCTCAACATTGGAAACATGGACCGTCGCATCACCATCGAACGGGAGACCGAATTCGTGTCACCGTCCGGTGATGCGCGGAAGGTTTGGGCACCGCTCGTCACCGTATGGGCCGAAGTCCTTCAGCAGACGGCGAGCGAATTCTTCACCGGCTACGGCGAGGCCGAAACCGGCACCGTGATTTTCCGTGTCCGTTTTCAGCCTGGCATCACCACGACCGACCGCGTGACCTATGACGGCGCGGCCTATGGCCTGAAGGAAATCAAGGCAATCGGCCGGCGCGATGCGCTGGAACTTCGCGGCGAGGCCCTGAAGTGACGCATACCCGTGGCGTGAAGCCGCCCATTTCCCGCGACAGCAACGCACTGACGAAGGCACCTTCGGCACCGAAGCACCTTTCAGCCTATGCCCGCGCCGAATGGAAGCGGATCCTGCCCGGCCTCATTGAGCGCGGGATTATCACCCGTGGCGATCTTGGCGGCGTTGAAGATTATTGCCGCGCTCGTGGTCTTGTCCGGGAGATTGAGGACACCCTTCGCGCATCCGGCGAAATCGACATGAAGCTTTGCCGTCTTCAGGACAAGGCCATGCAGACGGCCCGGCAGCTTGCAGCCGAATTTGGCTTGTCGCCTGTATCGCGCGCCCGTGTCGGTAGCGCGGCGGGCGACGATGATGACGGCGACAATCCGCTAATGGTGCGCTGATGATCAAGAGCGCCTTTCCAAGGTGGGTATTCGACAACAGCCCAATTGACGATCCGCTTGGCTACGGCGACCGCGCTGTGCGCTTTCTCCGCGCCTTGCGCCATCCGGCCAGCACCGCACCGAAGCACGCTTTCCAGCTTTACACGCCGTTCGAGCGCATGACGAAGCGCATCTATGGGCCGCGCAACCCGGATGGCACCCGCGTAGTGAAGAAGGCATTCGTCATGCTCGGCCGTGGCAATCGCAAGACCAGCCATGCCGCAGCATGGTCCCTCTTGCATCTGCTTGGCCCCGAAGCCGTGCCGGCCGGACAGGTGATCTTTGCCGCTTGCGACCGGGAACAGGCCGGCATCGGTTTCCGCGAGGCGGCGAACATTGTCCGCATGGATCGCCGGCTTGTTGCCACGACGAAGATCAACGACGCTTTCAATTCCGCCAAGCAGATTTTGAACCGCCAGACCGGCGGGACCCTGAAGGCGATTTCCAGCGATGGAAGGGCGCAGCACGGCACCACGCCGAACTTCATCCTTATGGACGAAATCCACCAGTGGCCGAACCGCGACTTATTCGAGGCGTTGGACTCCGGCACGACGAAGGTGGCGGACCCGCTCACCATCATCTGCACCACGGCGGGTCGCGGGCAGGATAATCTCGGCTTTGAACAATACGATTACGCCTTCAAGGTCGCGACCGGCGAGATTGATGACCCGACCGTGTTGCCGATCCTTTTCCAGCTTGAACCCGGCGATGACTGGCGCGACGAAGCGACCTGGACGAAGGCGAACCCCGGCCTGCCGTATGGCTTCCCGAACATCGTCGGCTTGCGGAATAAGGCGAAGGAAGCCGCGAACAGCCCGCCGGCTCGATACCAGTTCCAGCAGTTGAATTTGAACGTCTGGCAGGCCGCTTCCCGCGATCCGCTGTTTGACATGGCCGTCTATGACGCAGGCCGTGATCCGAACTTTGACCTTGCCGACCTTGAGGGCCTGCCTTGCTGGCTCGGCGTGGACCTGTCCCGTTCGGGCGATCTGACCGCCATCGTTGCCGCTTTCCGGCATGAGGATGGCCGTATCTCTATCCATCCGTGGTTCTTTCTTCCGTCAGAAGGCTTGGAGGACAAGGCTAAGGTCGAACAGGTGCCTTATCCTCGGTGGCGCGACGACGGCTTGTTGACCGTGATTGACGGCCCGGTGATCGAACCCGACGTGATCGCCGACCGCATCATTGATCTTTGCGGCACCTATGACGTGCGAGAAGTCGTCTTCGACCCGTCGCTTGCCGGGCCGCTAATGACGAAGCTCATGGATCACGGCATCACCGTTCTCACCTGTGGGCAAGGTCCGAAGCAAATGCACGGCCCGATTTGCGACCTTGAGCGTATCGTGAACGGTCGCCGCATCCGGCACGGCGCGCACCCGATCCTTCGCAATCATTTCGAAAGCGTCGTCGTGAAGCGCGCCACCAATGCCGGCGGATTGACCACGATGCACAAGGGCACCCGCCATTCGAACCACATCGACGGCGCTATTGCGTCGGCCCTGTCCGTCTTCCGGGCGGCTGCGAATGATAATCAGCGCTCGATTTTCGACCTCGACCCCGATGAATTTGACCGGCTTCGCAATCACGATGCCGAAGCCGCATAAGGAAACCTACCATGGATGAAGGCCAGCGCCTTTTAGTCACCTTCGAAGCCCGCTTGAACAAGTATGAGCGCGACCTTGAGCGCTCTAAGGGCAAGAGCCGCACGAACTTCCGGGCAATCCAGAAGGAGGCGGAAAGTGCCGGTTCCGGCATTGAGAAGGCAATGGGCGGCGCATTGAAGACGCTCGGCAGCTTCGGCAAGGGCTTGGTCGGTGGCATCGCGGGCGGGCTGGCCGCTTCCGGCCTTCAGGAAATCCTTGGCCGCGTCAATGAACTGGCGAAGGGCGTTGCGAACGTAGGCAATGAGGCGAAGCGGGCCGGTCTGAACACGAAGGCGTTTCAGGAACTTTCCTACGTTGCCGAACAGAACCGTATCGAGGTTGACGCCCTTGTAGACGGCATGAAGGAACTGAACCTTCGCGCTGACGAGTTCATCGTCACCGGGAAGGGCAGCGCTGCCGAAGCGTTCCAGCGCCTCGGTTACGGTGCCGACGAACTGAAGCGGAAGCTTGCCGACCCCTCGGCTTTGCTCGTGGAAATCATCGGCAGGCTTGAGACCTTGGATAAGGCGGCACAGATTCGTATCGCGGACGAGTTGTTCGGTGGCACGGGCGGCGAACGCTTTGTCGAGCTTCTCGACAAGGGCGCGGACGGCATCCGCGCCATGATCCGCGAAGCTAACGACCTTGGCCGCGTTATGGATGATGAGCTAATCCAGCGCGCCGACGAATTTAACCGGAAGTGGTCTGCAGTCGGCGGCACCATCAACACCTATGTCAAGCAGGCCGTGCTTGGTCTTGCCTTCGCAGCCGACGACTTCCTCGACAGCTTCAATAAGGTCGAAGAGCAGACGACCCGGAACGTCCAGTCGGCGCTTACCTCGACCTACGATAAGCTGAATGAGGCGAAGGATTTGCTCGCCGACCTTCAGACGGACAAGGACATCTATCCCGATGACCCGACCATCGATCTCAACATTGAACGCCAGAAGCAGCTTGTTGAGGAGCTGACGGGCGAAGCCATGCGCCTTCGCGATATCCTCGACCGGCGCAACGGCTACGATGAAAACTTCATCTACAAGACCGGGCAGGACGCGGCAGGCGCAAAGCCGCCCCTCGACAACCTCAACAACT